AAAGTTGGGTTTAGTGTCAATATGCACATATGCTGAAAGCCCCGGTTAGGAGGCTTTCAGAATTTATTTCAAACTGCTTAGCTTAGATACCCGTGTAGCGAATTACCGCCCATGGACGTTTCAGCATTACACCAGCTGTGGCGTTGGAAAAACCTTCGACATAGCTTTTGATGCGTTTTTCAACGCCCAGAGTATACAATTTGTTAGGAACTACCTGCACAAACGTTTGACCACCGTCACTTGAGCCATCTTCGGACGAGTCGATCTTATCCGCAAACAACACAAAACCATCAGCGCCGCCATTTGCACCATTAAGCTCTGGAGCTGAGATAATGGTGATCTTTTTGTAGGTCTGAGTCAGCCAATCACGAACTGAAATGCCGAAATCAGACGTTACGGTCAGGAAATCAACCTTGGCGGTAGGGAGAACCAAAGTTAGTTCGGTAGTTTCTGGGTCGATGATATCTTGGGACTGGGTGCGCAGCGCAGCCACAGCAACACGGATATCGGCAGTGATCTGCAGGAACGTCTTAGTGTTCCAAGTAGACCCTGATACTGACACCCAAGCCGGGAGGTTTGGATCGTTAAGGAAACCAAACGTACGGTTGTTGCCGTTGTTCCAGCCATAGAAGCCCACTGCGTTTCGGAAAGTTTCCAAAGAGATGGAACAGGCTTGGCGTTTTTCTTCAGCGGATGACAGACGCATCGCAGCGGAACGGCCTTCTTCCAACATACCTACCTGAATACCTAACTCGCCGCGCACGATAGTACGGCGTTCAAAGTTGGTATTCCACGATGCCAGAGGGATGTTGGTGTAGTCGCCGTATTCCTGCACAGTGGCTGAACTTTCGACGATACCCTGAACTACTTCTTGATCTTCCCAAGAACCGACAGTGTTAACGCCGATGATCTTATCGATCTTACGGGCCGAAGTGATGATTTTTACAAAACCCGGCAGCCAATACTGCAGGAATTGAAGCGGGGTTGGGATGGATGAAGCAGTAGCCTGCGGGGTAAACGCGGCGTCCATTGCCAAACTATTGTTACCGTTGCCATTGCCGCCTCGGTACAGCCCCGCGACTTGGTCACGCACGAATTGTGGGTCGATGAAAATGCCCAACTGATTCAGCTTGCGTACTGCAGCGTCGCCGATGTGTTTTTTCTCCAGCTCCAGCGCCCGAATGGAACGTGGGGGCAAAGCTGAATGCGTTTTACTTACATTCGCCATTATAAATCTCCTGTTAACGGGTCAGTTGAGCACGGACGGTAACATTACCCGCGTCGAGGTTGTCGGTGCCATTCGGAGTTACTGATGCTACTCCCGTGACCACCGTTGTTACAATGCCGCCCGGTACTGGCAGCCATTTAGTTGAGGACGGTGTTTTGTTGGAGGCATCAGTAAACACGTACAGTCGGCCAACATCGCTGGCTGACGTAGCTGCGTAGCCTGATGCTGCAGCACCCGCTGCGATGCAGTAGTAAAGCTGGGCACTGTACACAACATCTTGTGTAGTATCATTGCCGTTAGCCACAGACAAAGTGACGATGCCCATATCCAGCAGTTCTGCCCCCAAACCGGCAGGGAGATCGACAGTGGGGGACAAAGGGCCGTTACTTCCGCCAAATAGAGCATAGCTTTTAGGGATGCCCAAGATACCGTAGTAGTTAGCACCGCCCACAATCACAGCCGCGCCGACAGCCGGTGTTACTGAGTTGACCGGAGGGGTGCCGCCCATAGCTGGAAGGTCGGTTGACCAGCCGAACGCACGACCGATACGGTTGACGTTGGTGGAAAGAGCAGGCGCAGTCAAGGTGCCCGGTTTAACACGTACAGGGCCATCAGCGGCGATCTCGCCTACGAAGCCCTGAACATACTGGCGATATACGCTTTTCTGAAAGCCCATGATCAGTTACCTTTCAAATAGTTATCGATAGGGTCAAACGAACCGAATGCGGCGTCGCCTGCATGAGTAACCGGTTTAGCAGCTACTTTACTGCGTTCTGCACCGGACAAGAAACTGTCAAGCGCAATGCTGGCAGATCCCTTAGGTACATTGATTTTCAGCTTTTTAGCTGCATATGCGGCCATATCTTCGCAAGTCATAAGCGAATGGTCGAATGCGCCGATAACCGGCTTGACGCGGTTATATAATTTTTGCTTGCTGGCCATGTCTTTGTAGATAGACTTACGGATAGCAGCATCGCCAGTAGCATGGATGCCTGACGCCGGACCGGGTGAAGCTTTGCCGTTGTTGTCGCAGTCACTAGCAACAGCTGGTTTTTCTTCGCCCTCTTCACCTTCATCGTTGCCGATGGCATGCTCGCCGCCTTCTTGCAGCCCTTCTGTGGCATCCTGGATCATCTCTTCGTCGGTTGCGGTGCCCATAGTTTTAAGCAAAGCAACAATTTGAGATAGGATGGCCGCAGGGTCAGTTCCTTCCGGTGCTTCAGCGGATTCTACATTTTCAGTAGCCTCACCGCCCTCAGGAACTTCTTCGCCTTCGTCACCCTCGGTGGCTCCGCCGACACCGCCTTCAGCTCCTGCGGATTCATTAACCGGCTCTTCGCCGTCTTGGTGCGCCGGTTCGGATGCTTCTTCGGACAAATACTGTTCGAGCGCTGGGATCAGTGATTTAAGCTGCTCTACTGCATTGTCCATCGCAACCGATTTACGTTTTGGTTTCATATCGATTCCTTTGGTCGGGTTGATTTTATTGAAAGAAAGACAGTCATAAATCAATGTCTTGCTATCCAGCACTTTAGCACCGGGGACACGACCAGCATCCACCAGAGCCAAATGATTGCCGCGCATGTTGATTTGTACAACTTCGTACGGTTTGCCCCGGAAGACACCTTTTTGAAAGATGAAGTCGCATGCATAACCTGCACTAAGGTCGCACTTGCCGCTATCAATAGCGCGGCGCATACGGCGGGAGAATACTTTAACATCAGCGATCAACCAAGGGGCTGTATAGGAGACATTGGTCATCACACCATCAACGCCCTTTTCCTCGGGGGACATGATATCATCATCTTCTTCAAAGCCTGACAAAAGATCGTGGTCATCAATCACCGGAAGGGTTTGAAATGACTTGATAGTGTCGGGATCAGTTAATGATGACTCAGGACGATATACGTTGACGATGCGGTCAGGATCGCCGGGTAGCCCTACTTGGGCGGCGCTGTATTCAAAGATGCCGTAGCTGGACACAGGTGTTGACCGAACATTCAAAAACCCGTTTTGGTCTATCGAGCGATGGCTTGCCGTGTCCGTCATTGTTGCCCCAGCTTTGGTTAACTCCACATTTGTATTTTATCATAAAGAAAAATCCGCGTCAAGTACCGGCGCTAGTTTTTCTTGACAGGAGTCTTTCTATTCAGTTATATTCAACATCTTTTTCAGCTTGGATATAAGATCTTTGTCAGATATGGTAACGCCGGAATCTTTACTCGCCGATCGTTTTTGTTGGTATGCCGCTGCTACCGCTTGTTTCTCCGGGTAGCCCGCATTGATCATCTCAGATACATTCTTTTCAAATGTTTTATCACTTTTCCCTTTAGCTAATGGCATCATGACACCTCAATCGTCAGATATGTTAATTACTGGTATCGCCCGGCATCTACACCCTATAGCATGGCCCGGCTTACCGTCATCTTTTTTAGGTAGGTCTACTCTAGTACCGTCCGGGTAGTACAATTCGCTGCCCGGACCTTTAGTCGAGAATGTTTTCCCGTCCAAATCCATGTGGGTATGTCTCGGCGTTTTGCCTGCCGAACTATGTGCCCACTCAAACTCATCCACCCCATTTTGGTTCATGCGAGCGTTATTTAATTCGCAAAATATCTTTTTGGTCTGGTCCATTGCTATAAAATCAGCACGCTCTTTCGACGCACCAAGGGTATCCTTTAGATAAGCGCTTAGACCATATGCCCCCTGTTCGGTTCCTTGTGGAGACGTCAAAGAATTCCACACCGATTTCTCTATCTTGTCGTGGAATTCTTGGCCTACGCTTTTTATCAACGCCACGTTTTGCTGGACGGCCAGCTCCATGGAGCTTTCCCACTCTGGTTTGGGAATGTTTTTAGGCTGTTTTATGCCTAGCGACTTAAGAGATGACCCAACAGAAGAAAATGAATGTTTATCCACCTGCATGGCAAATGACTCAGGGACTTTCCCGGTCAATTTAGCTATTTTTGACTGCCACCGCTTCGCTAGTTTCATAAAAGCGGCTTTAAATCTATTTATAGGCAGCTTTGCATCGGCAGCATAATGCTCTTTGGTCCCCTCTAAGGACATTAAGGCCATTATCTCAGATTTGTAATCGGCGGCCATGCTGTCCAGCATTTCCTTAATTTGGTTGGCATACCATTCCTCTATGGCTACCGATGGGATCAGAGGCTTACCCCTGATCACTTTGTCCATTTTACGCCCGCGTTTTTTGGATGCTTTAAACACCATTACCACTGCCCAGCTGTTGCTTTCTGTTTATGGCCTTTTGCCTTGGTCTCTAAATTAGCAGCCTTTTTCAAGTCCCCGCTTCGTCTAGCTACAGATGCTTGTTTGGTTAAATGAGATGCCATAATCGCGTGCTCGCTTTTTGTCCTAGGTCCGTTTTTAATAATACTTTGGAGGCGCACTGCTTGATTGCTGGTATTTGCTGGCATTTTAGCAGCGGTTGCCCCCCCGCCACCTGATGAAAATTTGCCGCTGTTGTCCCGTTTTACTTCGTCCATAGCAACACTCAGCGCCGTTATAGTATCAGCAATTTTTTTACCCATTTCTTTGTTCATTGTGCAGTTCCTTCATTGGTGGCCTCTGTTCTCCAGCCCATAGTATAAGGTTTCGTGTGGTCGCCGTTACCCATCCATTCTTTAAATCCCGGAACCGTGGCTACTTGTATATCGCCGAAACCATTCCAACCAGAGCCATATGCAGCATGGTACGCGTTTTCGGCGTCGCCCACGCTATTGAACCCGATAAACGCTTTATGCTCATCAAAGGCACCCGTATCGGGGTCATTTTGGTTTACTATGTACACATTAGGGGCGTCAGGCATACGTCCCATAAACACATCCATGCCGTCACCATCAGCACCTAGTGTGTTCATTAAGTACCCATAATCATACTGCATTCGGGTAGACCATTTTGTATCGCCCAGTTGGCCCCTTCGGTAGGTCCCAGCTGGGTTTTCAATAGCGACTTGGTAGCCGTTCCACGCCACTTTAGGCATGTCTTTTTCTGACATGGAAGGCATGTCTCCCTTTAACGCCGACTCTATCTCAGGAATTACACTAGCTTGGACAGATGCATTGACACTAGGGAGGGTTATTCTTTTTGCCGGAGCTGACTTTTTGAGAAACGGCATCAACTGGTCTATAAGCCCGGCCAGTTCCGACATTTTCTCGTTTTCGTCGGTTTCTCCTTCATCTTCGGCACTGTCTCCCTCGCCCGGACCCTTTGTTTCTTCCTGTGGTTTTTCTGGCGCTCCCTCCAATGCTGCCTCGCCTTTTTCCGCATTGCCCGGATGGTCTAATTCCCCCGGCTCCAGCACTTCTTCCTCTGCATCATCTTCCTCATCCTTGATGTTGGAATACCCGGAGAATTTGTCGGCTCTCACACGTTTTCTTTCTTCATCAGGGCTGATAACCCCTGCGTTAATCAATCGCTCACCAGTGGCTGATTTCTTATCATTGATATCTGCTTGGGTCTCTGCTGTTTTGGCGTCCGTAGGGTTCCAAGCCACTGTTACCTTGAAGTCCCACCCATTCGATTTAACCATAAGCTCATAGTGCCTACTCAGAAGAGGATCACATTCATCTGACTGGACGGTCTCTAGCTTCTCATGGTAACTCTTTTCTTCGAACTCGCCTGTAGCGTTAAATCCTTTAGGGGACGTGCCCAATAGTTTAGTAGCGGGTGTCTCTGCGATAGCTGCCACTAATTGGTATTGACTCATTATGAGAGAGTCGAAGTCAGCCAGCGATGTGTCCGACTCTTCCATAGCTTCTTCCATCCCCAGCACTTTAATGGCGTGGTTATCCCGATAAGCTATCCACTGTTCTAGTCTCCCCTCAAATCCTTTTTGATCCGCTGCTACCTTTTTCAAGTCGACATGTAGTGCAGTTGTTCGTTTGGACATCGCCAGTAAAGGCGCTTCATTGGCGACGCGCTCTGCTGCATAGACACGTTCATATATGCGCTGGACCAAAGAGAGGCCGCCGTAGTATATGGTGGGTTTTAAGATATCGGCCACTTCAGGCCCTAGCGCCACATGCAAATGGGTCCAGTGGTACTTTTTCCCGCCGACTACCCACCAAGTGGGCTTGTAAAATCGCATCGAGGCCGGGTCGGTGGCCGCTTTGGTGTCTAGAAGGGGAGAACACCAATACGGGTCAATCTGGCGTATCCCTTTATATGACCCCTTACGGACCGCGTCGATATTGAATGGCATTTCTAAAGCGTCGGCGTCTTCGTAGTCGACATCAAAAATTACTATACGAATGCCAAAGATATTTGTGAATTTTACCATATTGGAGAGATGGTTTTTAACCCCGTACTCCACATCAATTTGGTTTATTTCTTCCAACACCACAGGGTCGATATCAGTACCATCAGCGATATTTAAGTCCCACCCGTGGCGGACCGCATCTAGGCCAGATTGTTCACATGCCTTATTTATCAGCCATTGTTGCGCCATAATAGCACATGTTTGCCATCCGATAAACCCTTGGCTCATATACCATGATGTGATACCCTCGGGGACCCCATACATACCCATCGAGCCACCCTTAAGAGTGGACGCCCCGGTAGAATCATCACCCACAAATCCTTTGTGGACCACAGCAGAGTCCATGGCGATGCCTTTCGCGGATTCTTTCTCCTCGGGGGCGATATCATCCAAAGCAGATCGGAGAGCGGGAGTTTGACCGTCTTCCAAAGAGTCGTTTCGTCTGATGCGCGCAAATGGGCTTAGGGGATCTAACCGTTCGGGGTAGGGGTCCTGCGTAGGCGGCTTTTGTTCGCCTCGCAGGATGATCTTGATCGCAAGAGCAATTCTGTTAAACATCGGTCGCGCCGCCTGTGATGTGGTTTAGCCCACATTATATCATGACGACGCCCCCAAAGTCAATAGAAGCCAAACCCCGCCCCAAAACTCGGTGACGCGTCTTTTATCTCGTGGAATTTCTGGTCTTCCTCTGACCACTGCCAAGTAGCTAGGCTATCCGTGAAAGTAAAGAATGAATCTGGCTTTTGCGTAGATAGATGCTCCACTGCGTATCTTATCGCATCCCACAGATGGTCATTTCCCTTTTCAAATGTAGGTAATATTTTCCCCGTTCTAGCATCCACTTTCCAACGGTACTTTTTGGACTCGACTATTAGATTAGCGCATCTAGGGTGGATGTATATCCGATCGAAGTTGTTTATGAACATCAGTCCATTCTCAACCGACCCTGCCGCCTTCTTAGCTGGCTCACAGTCTATCCCACATTCGTTCATCTTGTTTATAGCCAACGGCAAAGATGAATCAGCTCGAATTGTCGGCTGGGGCACCCCATGCATCTTAACAACTAATCCCGGCAATTCAGAAGAAAATAGGGGAGGTAGCTCGTCTAGACTATGATTATTTGTGTATAGCTCATAGTCCACCCATAAACAAGCCTTCCCCCGCTCATTCAGTGCTATGAACAGACGTACGCCTGCTGTGGGATCAGCGCCGCCATTGCTCCAGTCAGCCCCGAACAGAAATTCCTGTTTACCCCAAGGAGGAGCCTCAAATTCTCTTTCTTCCGAACGTTTAATTACTGTATTACCTACGATGTGCTTAGTGTGGCCGAGCCATATCCAGCAGTAGTCAGCAATAGCTTGGTTTTTGGCATCCTCTGTGGGGGCGTCAATTATTCTTTGAAGTGAGTTTAACCGGTCTGACTCCAGTGACTCAGTGAAGTACGGGTTGTCGTAATAGTTCACAACAACGGCTAATCTGTCCTCATACCCCGGCTGTCCTGCTTTAGCCACCAGTTCTTGGTACACAAAAGCATCTTCATCCTCGGGGTTCATTGTGAACAGCAATCTGTTCCCGGTAGTACGTATCGATGGTAGCAGCTTTTCCATTGTCTCTTTAGAAATACCTTGAGCCTCTTCCCCCCAAAATACCTTTATTCCCGCCACAGATTTAAGGGAATCGATGTTGGACCTCAGACCCTTAAATATTGCTACCGATCCTGTCTTCTTTGATTTAATGTATTTCTGGGCGGTGTCGAACATATGGTCCCGACCCTGACGGGCTATAGCCAGCTCCAGCTCTGCTTTGGATGAGTCCGCTATGGATACTTGAAGCTCACGCCCGCACAGTACTTTCATCGGGGATGAGTGCATGTACCGAGTTACCGCATCAGCTACATTGTACGTTTTCCCTGACCCTCGACCACCTACAAAGGTTATGATGCGGTAATTTCGTATCTCCCCGTTCACTGGGTCAAGCACTACAAAAGGGTTCGGCCTTGCCTTGGCTTCTTCAGGATCAAATGGCTTTAGTTCCTTGTCGATATCAAACACTATCTAACCTCCCAAGGAGCTGGTGTTTTAGCCTCATCATCTGCGTTAGGATCATTGACATACTTTTCAGCCATTTCAAGCAACCTAGCCGCAGATGTCAGATCTACCACCCTACGGTGATACACATTACCTTCTTTATCATATACGGGTCTTTCAATCTCACCTAACGCCATATCGAGCGCTCTGGATAGCCTTGCCTGAAGCCCCACACGAGTAAATGTGGTAACTTCTGAGTATTGCTGACCCACGTCCGCTATTGCCGCTTGTGTTAATGGATCAGACAAGTACATGCTTACTTCTTGGTCGCTGATCCCCACATCAAGCATTTTGTGAGTAGAATACCCTGACCGTATGTACCAGCACACAAATAACTTTTTGTCGTTAGGTAGATTTATCCACTCTTCATCTTTGTGTTTCTCCACCAACGCTTTAAAGTCCATGGCGTCGGTCATTGTCGGAATTGCTGTCATATATTCCTCTGACATGGGTGATTTTTTCAATTATACCACAGAAAACTTGTGAAGTCAATGTGGGTTAGGGCATCCCTCCGAGGGTTAGATATAATGCCAACAAGTCCCAAGAAGCAAATTTAAAACTTAGAACCAAGAACACCGTCCGGCGCGGCCTCTTGGTTCCCTCTATTTCTTTTTATTTATTTTTAGGTTAGGGGTTAGGGTAGGATAGGGGTCCGGAGATTGGAAGAAGACCATTATTCTCCGAGACAAAGCCGCTGGCTCTGGATCACCATGAACTATCTTGGTTCGAATATCCTCGGACCCCTAACCTATATCTCTAAAAAGTCCAGACATGGCTGAGGCCGCGTCGGTAGCGGCCTCAGGTGGGTTAGATGTGATTATGGCCCAGCGGATAGGTATGTCTATCAGTGAACAGTTGGGTCAATAGACATCGGTTTTGTGGGCTGTGTGGCGGCCATATCATCCCTATCAAACATGATGGCCTGTCCTTCATTTTCCCCCACTGCTTTGCAAATGTCAATATACGCTGCCATATGTGCGCATATCATAACCCCTAACGATTGGCTGTTGTTCCACACTTCATCGCCATGAGTTTCAAAATATCGACCTAATTTACGAGAATGCATGCTAACAGCGATAACCGACGACAC